CAATCAACAACCTGAAATTCGTCCCCGGGTATATCGGAAGCAGGGGGCTATTCAACGAGATCGCCGTGGCGACGACCACGGTCGCGATCGAGGAGCACAACAACATCCTCACCGTGGTCAGGCCGACACCGCGCGGCGGCCCGGGCCAGACCATGCCGAAGCCCCGGCGCACGATGCGGGCTCTGGGCGTCCCGCACTTCGAAATAAACGACGCCATCATGGCCGAGGAAGTTCAGGGCGTTCGCGCGTTCGGCCAGGAGACCGGCACCGAAGCGGTGATGACGAAGGTCGGCGAACGCATGCAGACCGCCGGTCAATCGCTGGAATACACCCAGGAATACAGCCGGGTCGGCGCCGTCAAGGGCATCGTGACCTATGCGGACGGCACGACGTTGAACCTGTTCAACGAGTACGGAATCACGCCGCCGGCGGCCATCAACTTCGTCCTGGGCGCAGCGACGGCGACCGGCGCGATCAGGCAGCAATGTGCGACCGTGATCCGCACGATGGGCAACAACCTCGATGGCCAGGGCTTCACGGGCGTCGAAGCGATTTGCGGCGATGCTTTCTTCGATGCCCTGATCATGGCCCAAGAGGTTCGCGCGACCTATCTCAACATGATGGACGCGTCCGAATTGCGCGGTCAGTACATTTCGGGCGGTCAGGCATGGGGTTCGTTCGCGTTCGGCGGAATTCTGTGGACCAACTATCGCGGCTATGTCTCTGGCGCCCCGATGGTCGAAACCGACGCCGCCTATTTCTATCCGACAGGCGTGCCGAACCTGTTCCCAACCATCTATGCCCCCGCCGACTACATCGAAACCGTCAACACGATGGGGTTGCCGCGCTACGTCAAGCAATACCCGATGGAGAACGACAAGGGCGTCAACATCGACACGCAGATGAACGCGCTCAACTTCTGCTCGCGCCCCCTGGCGCTGCTGAAGGGGACGCATTCCTGATCTCGAATACTGGCTGAAACTGCGGGAGATAACGATGCCACTTGCCATCATCGACGGCCCGACCATCGCGGCGGGTGAATCGCTTTCGGACGGCGTCGATTGCTCGGCGGGCACCATCGTCCGCATCACGGTGCCGGGAGAATACACCAAGGGCAACATGCCCCACAAAATGACGTTCCAAGTCTCGACGGACGGAAATTTCTATAGCGACCTGTTCGATGACGAGGGACTCGAAATCTCGATCACGGCCCGAGAGAACAGCGGCATCGTAATCGACAAGGCATGGGCGCGCGCCGTCGCCTTCATCAAGCTGAGATCGGGAACGCGGGACGTTCCGGTGAAGCAAGCGGTCGACTGCAAATTCGCAATAGCGATTTCGACTTAGGGAAAAGCAATGCTCGTGGATTTAGACGCCCTGGTGCTCGACAGGACCGTGGGGATTTTCTGCGTCGCGTGCAGCTTTACGCTGACCGTCAGCAGCCCCGGGGCGCCCCCGGTCGTGGCGCGCGGAGTGTTTTCGTCCGCGCCGCTCGACGTGCAGATGGAAGACGAGGTCATCTTTTCCGATCAGCAAACCTCGCTCGGCATCCGCGCGCGTGATTTCACCGTGGTGCCCGATCGCGGCGACATGGTCGAAATCACCGAACCGACGCATCCGGCGTTCGGCAACAAATACTGGATTGGCGACAGCGATTGGGACGGCCAGGGCGGCATCACGCTCTTGCTGCGCACGCAGGAGCCGCCCGGATGATCAACTACGGCAACACCGCATCCGAGGTGCACAAGGCCGCTTTCGATCTCGCGGTCGCCGGCTTCGGCGCGCGGTTCAAGACCTACCGCAAGACGCCGATGCTGCAAGTGACGCCGCAGGACTTGCCGGTGCTCGGCATCTATCGAGGGCGCCGCAAAAGCGTGGCGTGGGGCCAGTCGAATCAAGCCGAGCCGAAATTCCAGAGGGAATTGACGCTGGGGTTCTCCGTTGGAATTCACGCGCCGACAGCAACGCAGGACGACGTGTTGGCGCTTCACGACACCATGGAAGAACTAGAAGACATGCTGCTCAGCAATCCTTTGTTCGTGAATATGTCGAACGGCTTCGAGAGCATGGACGAAGAAGCGCAAGTCGCAAAGATCGGCGAAACTACGCTGTACGAAATCCGCAGCCTTTGGGTCGTGACGCTCGGCCAGACGATATTCCCGCCGAATATCCCCGATTGGTTCAACACCCTCCACGTCGAGAGCCGTTATCCAACGGCGCAAACCGATCCTGCCGAAATTCAACAGGTCATCGTCCAGTACGACGTCGACGAGACCGCAAAGCAAAAGCCGAATTGAGAAGGAGATCGCGCGATGCCCGTATCTTTCAACAGCATCCCGTCAAACTGGCGCATGCCACTGTTTTGGGTGGAGGTGGATCCAAGCATGGCGGGGTATCCGCGCTCGCGTTTAACCTCCCTGATAATCGGCACAATGCTCCCAAACGGCACCGCGATCCCCGACGTGCCGATTCCGGTGCCGTCGCAAGCCGATGCGCGCGTGCTGTTCGGTTACGGCTCGATGCTCGACGCCATGGTGCAGTTCTTCACGCAAAACAATTTTGCGCAGGAGCTGTGGGTGCTTCCGATCGCAGAGGCGACCGCGGGCGTCGTCGCCACCGGCGCCATCACGGTGACGACGCCAGCAGCTTCCGCCGGCACGCTCCCGGTCTACATCGGCGGCCGACGCGTTCAGGTTTTTGTCGCCGCCGGCGAGACGGTCGACGTGACCGGGACAAACATCGCAGCGGCGATCAACGCCGACCCCTCGATGCCGGTCGTCGCAGCCGCGGCAGCAGGCGTGGTGACGCTGACATCGAAGTGGAAGGGCGTCGAGGCAAACGAGATCGACGTGCGGCTTGCCTATGGCGGCTTGCTCGCGGCCGAGCAGGTGCCATTCGGGCTCGGCATCACGGTCCCGACCGGAAACAAGCTCAGCAGCGGTACCGGCACGGTGGACATCACCAAAGCGCTCGCAAACCTGGGCGATGAAATCTACGAGTACGTGGCGACCGGCTACACCGACAGCACAACGCTGGCGCTGCTCGAAACGGAATACGGCTTCAGCGACGTCGGCAGATGGGGGTGGATGCGCCAGCTCTACGGCCATGTGTTCGGGGCGAGGATCGGCGTGACCGCTGCCGGTGACAACACCGGCTACATGGATCTGATGGAGTACGGCCCGAGCAACAACAGCGGCGTGCTCTCGATCATGGGCGTCGAGCACCATTCGCCGACGCCGTCGTGGTGCTGGGCCGCGGCGTACACCGCAAAGGCCGCGCGCGCGCTGCTGAACGATCCGGCGCGACCTCTGCAGACCTTGAGCCTCGACGGCTGCCTGCCGGCGCCCAAGCATCAGCGGTTCAACAAGAAGCAGTGCAACGATCTCTCGGGCGTCGGCATCGCGACGCAGGCGGCGAGCGACGCAGGAACGCCCGGTATCCTGCGGGAGACGACCACCTATCAGTTCAACTTGTACGGCCAGGGCGACGACGCTTACGAGCTGGTGCCGACGCTCGCCACGCTATCGGCGCTGTTCCGGCGTCAGCGGCAGGCGATAACCTCGAAATTTCCGCGCTCGAAACTCGCCGATGATGGCACGCGGTTCGGCGCCGGGCAGGCGATCGTGACGCCGAAAACCATCAAGGCAGAGCTGATTTCGCAGTATCGCCAGGACGAATTCTTAGGTCTTACAGAAAACGGAGACGCATTCAAAACCAATCTAATCGTGGAAAGAGACAGCAACGACCCGAATCGCCTTAACGTTCTCTATCCGCCCGATCTCGTGAATCAACTCCGTGTTTTTGCGGTGTTAGCCCAGTTTCGCCTTCAGTATAATAGGGGCGTGGATACAGCCATTGCTGCATAAAGGTTGCGCGTATGAAAAGGCAGTGCAAAAAGTGTGGCGAAGAATTCCCGGCAACACCGGAGTTTTTCGTTGCCCTCAAGAAAAAGGAGTGGCGTGGTTTAGCGACCGAATGTCGCGCGAAGCCAAACGGCGCGAACTGTGCCACGCCCGCGTGGGCGGATCAACGCAAGATCCCAGCAAGGGAAAATCAGGCCAAAGGAAATCGAGCACCCTAATGGCGGACCCGTTCGGCAAAATAGCGAAGCCCTATTGGGACGACAAGCCCGTTGCCGTGATCGGCGGCGGGCCATCGCTATTGGGGTTCGATTTCGAGCGGCTGCGCGGCGCGCACGTTCTCGCCGTGAAGCGCACGGTGTTCGAAATCCCATGGGCCGATGCGGGTTTCGGCGTCAATATGGCGCGGTACATAGAGTGGCGCGATCGGCTCGCCGGCGTGCAAAGCCGCGTCTATTGGGCCGTGCCCCCGGATCAGGTCGGGGGCGTTCCGTATCCATCGAAGAACATCACGCTTTTGAAGCGGCTCGACGGCCTGGGCGTCGCGGAAAATCCCGGCGAGATTTACGGCGGCGGCACCAGCAGCTTCGGCGCGCTGCAAGTCTGCATCCACAAGCGAGCGCGGGAAATCGTGCTGTTCGGCTTCGACTACGACGGAAACTATGACGGCGGATTTCTCAACTTCGGAGAAAAGCAGCGCGCGCGCAGCGCGGGGCGCTGGGCTGAATGGGCGGAACACTTTTCGGTTTATGTGCCGCACCTGCGCAGCCGCGGCGTCAACATCGTAAACGCCTGCCCGACATCCGCGATCCGCTGCTTTCAGAAGGTCACGCTGCAGGACGGCGTGTCGATGCTGCGCCAGAGGGTCGCCGCCTGATCCACGAAACATAGGAGAGCACAATGGCTGGACCGATAGCAGGCACCGCGACCATCAAGGTCGACGGCAACATGTATCCGCTCAAGGGCAACCTGACGGTGTCTGGCTCGCCGGTCGAGCGCACCGGGATCGCCGGCCAGGACTACGTCCACGGCTATCAGGAGCTGCCGCGCGTCCCCTACATCGAATGCGACATGTCGACGTTGCCGGAAGTGTCGATCGAGGTCTTGGAGCAGATCACGAACTCGACAATCCAGGCTGACCTGATCAATCAAAAGAGCTACGTGCTCCACAACGCGTGGTGCAAGCCGCCGCTCGATATCAACTCGCACGACGGCCAGTTTCGCATCAGGTTCGAGGGAATCAGTTGCGACGAGATTTAAGGGAGGGGAGGGGAATTGAATGACAGAGCAGCCGCGAAAGATAGAGCCGGTCAAGGAGGCCGAACCGCCGGCAGACGAAAACGTGCGGCCGAAAGAACTGGTGATTGAATTGCGAAAGCCGGTGCAGGCTTTTGGCGCGACGCTCAAAGAGCTGACTTTTCGCAGGCCGACCGGCGGCGACATCATGGCGCTCGGGGATGTCTATCCGTATCACATCGAAATGACGACAGGCGCTTACAGGGCAAGCCCGGGGCCTATGGGGCGGATCATGTCGACTCTCGCCCAAGTGCCGCTGTCGACGATCCAGAGCATGGACGGCGACGATTTCGATCATTGCAGCGAGCTGTTGTTATACGGTTTTTTTCTACGACGGTAGGTGGCCGAATGGTGGCGCCAGACGCCGCGGTCATAAACTGTTATCGCCTTGCGGAGATTTACGGACGAAACCCGGCGGAGTTTTTGGCGCTGCCTATAGAAGAAGTGTTTGACCATATATTCTGGACCGATCGAATGTTTGCGGCCGGCGAAAGATGGAAAAAACGCGGATGACCTGAAAGTCAACCGCCATCGGAGCTTGGAATGGTTGACGATATCCTGCGCATGCGGGCGACGATTTCGACAGAGGAAAGCCTCGCGGCTCTCCGCACGTGGGGCCGCGAAATCGGCGCAATGCCGCAGCGGATCAAGCCGGCCGTAAATGACCTGAACAAGACCTTCGGGACTCTCGGCAAGACGATCCAGGGCGTCGGCAAGGAAATAACTTCCATCGTTCCATCCCTGGGCGCGTTTGGGCTCGGCGCTGGCGGCGCCGCTGCGGCTGCAGGCGTATTGCTGCGAACCTTTAGCGACGTGGCCGACAAAGTCGTCGAGCTGAAATTCGCCAGCAAAGAACTAGGCATGAGCGAGCGCGATATTCGCGCATGGGGCCTCGCGGCCGAGAAGGTCGGCGTTTCGTCGCAGTCGATGACGCAGGGCCTAAAGGGCTTTGCCGAGACAATGGGCGCCCTGAAATACAATCAGGGCAGCGCGATGGAGGTGTACGCACGGGGCGGCGGCCCTCTGCTGGCAAGACTGAATCAGCTAAAGGAGCGGGGCGAGCAAGCAAAAGAGGTTTTCAAATTCAAAGACACGCTGTTGACCATGCCGAATGGTCAATACCGGGCGGAACAATTCATGATCTCGATGGGACTCGGCGCCGACAAGGCCCGGATCTCCTATGAGGAATTCAATCAAGCCTTGGGACAAACCAAAGCGGTAACCCCCGAGGCGGAAGAGCGTGCGCGGAAATTTAGCGACTCGCTAAAGGAACTTGGCCAGACATGGAATGAGCTGGTCGTTACAACAAGCACGCCGCTTTTCCCGGCGCTGACGGCGTCGCTGAAGAGCCTCAACGAATATCTCGTCACACTCGGAAAAATAAAGGAGGGCGCGGGGATAGGTTGGGGGCCGAAACTGCAGCCCTATCTGGGCAAGGGCACTATCAAGCCTTCCGAGTGGCCTTGGTTTCCACAGAAAGACCTGACGGAAGGGCCGCCGGTAAAACCGCTGAAATTTG